GGTCTTATATTATTTCCTGGTTGGTTGAGGCACGGTATAGAAACTAATACAACTGATAACATTAGAATTAGTGTGTCATTTAATTATCAATTTGATCGGAATAAATAATTAGAAAGGTCGGATGAGTCAATATTATCCTGAAGGTTATTTTGGTCCTATATGTGATGCTTTAGTATCTGATGAAGATATTGCATCAAGATCTCGTCGTGCCTTACCAGAAAGATTAATAGATGAAGGTGATAAGTGGCCAGATGAAGATGGTAATATATTCCCACCTCTACCACCAGGTTTCTTTGATCCTCATAGGGATCAATGGCCTAGTGATGAGTTACCACCATTTGTTATAGGAACTAGGTGTAAGGTCAGACCTGATGGTACTTTATATGATTGTGAGGATGAGACTTTAGGTACAGATATTACTGATGATAGTGGTAATATTGATGGTGGTGTTGGTGATCAAGACATATTTAATGTACCTACGTTAGGTCCTGATAGTTGTTCACCTTATTTCTCTGACTCTAATATAAAACCTATCATTTGTTATAAGGAAGATGGTAGTACAGTAGAGAAGGTAAAGGAATCTAAATCAAATCCAATAACTTATGCAGTAGATAGTTCACTCTGGACAGGTGATGCAAGAAACTATGCTGTATGGGTTAACCCAGAACAATGTACTCTTCCTAATGAATTGCAGACAGTCACATATCAGATTGATATAAAGGAGGCAGGTACATATGGATTTACATTTGGTTCTGATGCTGGTGGTAATATATTTTTAAACGATAGTCAGAGTCCATTTCTTACTGTTGGTAGTATGAATACACCAGTTACAGGTACAACAACGTTACCTATTGGTACTTTAAAACTTACTGCTACTACTACCAATGGTGCTGGATTAAATTGGACAACTAATCCAGGTGGTTGGTTTATAAAGATGTGTTTTGGTGGAGTGTGTGGTAGTAGTAATAGTATTGGTTGGGTAAAGTCTGGACCTCATCACGACTGGTCAGACTTTATGAATGAGTATGCAGTGTATCCATCTAACATTAATTCGTTAGTAGGTACTGCTCATACTGCTACGTGGAATGTTACTCCATTGCATACTGGATATTATATCTTAGAAGTACAGGCAGATAGTACTGCTGACATTACTTGGGATGGTGTGTCTAAAGGAACAGTTAGTTCTAATACTACTAGTACAGAGATTACTATTACTGATGTATCACCAGGTCCACATACTATTGGTGTTACTTTAACTAATACAAGTCAGGCAGATAATACTTGGGCAGGGAATCCAGGTGGTATTGCATTCACTTTACGTTCTCAGATGACTAACATCGTAGTTAGTTCTTTAGATTTAATACAACCTGCTGATAGTGGATTGAAGTGGACTACAAGAGATGATGCTGGATGGCAGTACACTGGACCTTGTTGTACAAGTACAGGTATAACTGATGCTGGATATGGAGAGTGGGTTCACGGATACTTAGCATTTAATAATGGTACAACGATAAGAGATCCTTACAGATACATAACAGGATTGGTACCTGGATGGGGTTCTAGGACGGTTAAAACTGGGTATACATATCAACAAGTATATGATCAACTTGTCACCTCTTATGGTACAATTATAAGTAGGAGACCAGAGGCAGGTGGGTTTGACTATTGGATTGATTCCTTTAAGGTTAACAGTTGGGATCTTGCTGGTCTTAACAATGCAATCTCTGTCGCTGCCAATCACCCCACTAACGGTGAGTTATTATTACACACTGCTCGTGGTGGAGTCTCAGGTAACTTCGATGAATGTGGTAACAACTTAATGTAATGAAAGGATACACTAAAGAAGATATTAAAAGGATCTTAGGATCTTCTTGGCCTACTATGCCTGAAGATTATGAGACTGGGAATGAAATGAGAAAGAGAAAGGGTAGAGAGATGAGAGCAGGGTTGAGACCTTATCCTACATACCCTGCAAAGAAGGTAGGTCCAAACTTTGATGAGAATGGTAAATACATATACCCAGAGGGATCTGGGTTTAATTATATGGAGAGATTAGATCCTAATTCTGAATGGGGAGGTAAAGTATCGTAATGGAACTACCAAAAATTAAAAAAGAAAATCTAACACCAGAACTTAGAGAAGTTGTTGGTGACACTGACATCGAGTTTGAATCTGTAGTAGATCCAAGTGATGTTATGAATTTACCTTATGATCCTGAACAATATGAAAAGGATAGGTTACAAACTGCCAGAATGCTGGTAGAATCTAGACAGAAACTTAATGATTTGATGAGAAAGAACAAATGAAGTTAGGATTTACTCCACTAAAAGCAACCATTGCAAACTTTCCTAACCCAGAAATAAATCCAGAGTTGCAGAGATTAATTAAAGTCAATGCTAATAATAAGGTTCTAGGTGATGCTAATAGAACTGATTTTTCTTTTGGTATGGAAATAAGAGATAAGTCTTCTGAGTTGGATTACTTATTGTCTTGGATAGAGAGTGCTATACCACAGATGGCACATATATTTGCTTGTGGAAAGGTAAAAGATTATTGTGCTGATGAAATAGGATACAATGCAGCTGGATTTAAAATCCGTGAGGTATGGGGTGTGGATTATGCTAAGGATCAAGGTGTATATTTTCACAATCATTTTCCATACTGTATGTCTTTTGTTTATTATGTAAATGTTCCTGAAGGTGCTGCCCCTTTAATATTAGATGATCAGGAGATGAGAATGGAAACAGGACAGGTTTGTTTCTTCTTAGGACATCTGTTCCACGCAGTTCCTATCTCTCCAGTTGAAGGACGGTGTGTCATTACTGGTAATATCTCGTATGATTTCTATGAAACTTACACCAAGTACAGGGGTGATAACAAATACAACAGACATAATACGGATATCTTGACAGGTATGTAAAGTTATGTTATTATAAATAAAACTGATACAAAGGACTCGAAAGAATCGTAACCCTGTGTAGATGTAATACAGTTTCCCATGTCGGGGAGACTATCATCCGCAGGGTTTTTCCCTTGCGAGACACTTAAAACAATCATGACTATTAAATCAACAATCGCTGCAGTAGCAGCATCTCCATTCCTTCTCGCTGGTGCAGCTTTTGCTGGTCCTTACGTGAACGTAGAGAGCAACCTCTCTTATCCTGATGGAGACTATTCAGCAGCAACAACTGATGTACATATCGGATACGAAGGTACAGTAGGTGCTGATGGTTCTATTGCATACTATGTACAAGGTGGTCCTTCACTAGTACATTCAGAAACAACTGATGATACAGAGACAGAAATCTCTGGTAAGATCGGTGCTTCTGTACCTGTTACTGAGTCTCTTGGTGCTTATGCTGAGATCTCTGGTGCTACTGCTGGCGAGGACAGCGATGGCGACACCATCCGTAACTGGGGTGCAAAAATCGGTGCTAAGTTCACATTCTAAGTTGAACTGAATATCTAAATAAAGGGTATCTTCGGATACCCTTTTTTATTCTTTAAAAATATATGAACTTCACGGTATACTCCAAGGATGGTTGTCCTTACTGTTCTAAAATCAAACAAGTACTGTCTGGAAAAGGATTAAATTTTGTCGATTATAAATTAGGGGTTGACTTTGAGAAGAAAGCATTCTATGATCAGTTCGGTGAAGGATCAACATTCCCTCAAGTCGTTTTAAATAACGAAAATCTTGGTGGATGTACTGATGCTGTTAAATACCTAGCAGAAAAGAATCTTATCTGATGGAAGAATTTTACGATCTTGTTGAACATGCTATTGATGCTGCATTTGAGAAGGAGATATACCTTTTCAGATGTTATGATTATCTGAAGCATAACAAGGCAACTCGTAAGCAAGTGAAAGAGTTTATTGATTCTAGTACAGCAAAAGAGTTAGCTCTCTTAGTGTATGATCTAGAACAATATATCAAAGGTGGTTCAGACAATGAACACCGACAACTAAGAGAGGCATACGGTCATCTAGGTAAACCTAGAGCAAGAAAGTTACGAAAGTATCTACATAAAATCTTGAGTGATGCGTGGCAATATGAACTGGATAGAAAACCAGGTCGTAAGAAACTCTCTAAATAAAAATAGCTACGGAGGAAACTATGGAACCAATAACAATAGCACTGGTTGTTCTTGTTGTCATTGGAGCCTTTATCTTAGGGGTAACGGTTTCGTGGTTAGCAAAGGGATACGTTGAAGACTACGTTGAAAATGCTGCTTATGCTAGGGCAGTAATACATCCTGAAATGATGGATGCTCACGGTAATATCATTCACGATGAATTACTTTACCTTCGTAAAGAAACTGATTACTACACTGAACTCGATGATGAGGATTAATTATGCCAGCTAAGTCACTTGAAAATAGTAACTCTAGGTTACTTATTAGTGAGGTCTTGAGAAAGGTCTCTAATGCTAAGACAAAAGCAGAGAAGGTCAACCTTCTTAGAGAAAATAATAGTCAGGCTCTTAGGTCACTATTAATATGGAACTTTGATGAGAGTGTTATCTCTATGCTTCCTGAAGGAGAAGTTCCTTATACACCTAATGATGCACCTGTAGGTACAGATCATACACGCTTAGAACAAGAAGCAAAGGGTCTGTATCGCTTTGTTAAGGGTGGACAAGACAGTTTGAAGTCACTTAAACGTGAGTCTATGTTTGTTCAACTACTAGAAGGTTTATCAGCCGAAGAAGCAGAGTTACTATGTCTTATTAAAGATGGACAACTCAATACAAAGTATAAACGTATCACTAAGGCAGTAGTGTCTGAGGCATTCCCACAAATAGATTGGGGCAATAGATCTTGAACATTCTTCACGAAGATTGTGACCCTACACTTGCCAAAGATACAAAGTTACCCTATAATACTTACTGTATAGAATACACTAAGGAGGATAGGGTTGCCTATGATATTGCTATGTCTTCATCAGCAGTAGAAATCTTTGATACGTACTACGATAAGTACAAAAAAGATTTTAAAACACTGAAGCAGACAGAAGGAAGAGTTAATCCAACGTTATGGAACAACAACAAGAAGACAGCGAAAGCTCCAAAGAAACTAAAGAAGGAAAGAGAATGACAGTTTATCAACCTGTTAGTAAGAGATCAACTAGCAACCAAAAAGATATTGAACGTGGTGCAGAGGCAGTATCAACCTTTATTAAACCTCTTGTTCTAATGCTTTTATGGAATTGGTTGTTCACTTTGCTATTCGGATTACCACCCATAGGATACGTAAAGGCATTTGGTCTTTACTTAATGTCACGTATTTTATTTGATCACAAATCAATTACTATTGATACTGATGACTAATGTGAATTTGATTTCTGTAACACCTGATGCAGAAAAAACTATTGGGTATGTTGCTAGGGTATCTAACCCCAAGAATCAAGACAACCCTAATGTAGCAGGGTTATTAAAGTATTGTATTAAGCACGGTCACTGGTCTGTATTTGAACAGGCTCATATGACTGTAGAGATATCAACTACAAGAGGTCTTGCTGCACAGATACTAAGACACAGATCATTTACATACCAAGAGTTCTCTCAGAGGTATGCTGATAGTAGTATGCTTGCTAAGGAGGTTCCTCTTCCAGAATTAAGAAGACAAGATGATAAGAATCGTCAGAATAGTATTGATGATCTAGATCCTCTTGTGGTAGAAGATTTTAACCTTAAGATGCAGAGGCATTTTGTGGATGGGATGAGATTATATAAAGAGATGCTTGATGCTGGTGTTGCAAAAGAGTGTGCTAGGTTTGTACTACCTCTTGCAACACCAACTAAACTGTATATGACTGGAAGTATACGTTCTTGGATTCACTATATAGATTTACGTTCTGCACACGGTACACAGAAGGAACATATGCAGATTGCTGAATCTTGTAGGGATATATTCATAGAACAATTCCCTATCATTGCAGAAGCGTTAGAGTATGTACACCCCCAATAGAACATATCAATTATGCCTACGTACGATTTTATTAACAAGGAGACAGGTGAGGTTACTGAGTTTGCTATGTCAATGACCAAACTTGATCAGTTTAAAGAAGAACATCCAGAGTTGGAAAGATACTTTGGTAATCAAAATACTTCTGCTACTTATGGTAAACCCAAATCCGATGATGGATTTAAAGAGGTGATGTCCAAAGTACAGGAGGCACATCCACTTGCAAACCTGAGTCGCTTTACATAATGCCAAGAGCAAGGAAGAAAACCAACGGTAATGGAAACGGTAATGGTAATGCACCATTACAACCAATGTCTAAGAAGATGATGAAGAGGAAGAAACCAATTGATAGGTCATATATGACTGAGATCAAACCTCTTACTGACAATCAAACAATTGCGTTTGATGAGTATAAGAAGGGGAAGAATCTTCTATTGCACGGTGCTGCTGGTACAGGTAAGACATTCATTATGCTTTACCTAGCACTTCAAGAGGTACTAGATGACACTTCACCTTATGAAAAGATATACATTGTAAGGTCACTAGTACCTACTAGAGAGATTGGTTTTCTTCCTGGTGATCACGAGGATAAGTCATACCTATATCAAATACCTTACAAGAATATGGTGAGGTATATGTTTGGTATGCCTGATGACAATTCATTTGAAATGTTGTATGATAATCTTAGGACACAGGGAACAATAGACTTTTGGAGTACCTCATTCATTAGAGGTACTACATTAGACAGTGCTATTGTAATAGTTGATGAGTTCAGTAACTTGAATTTTCACGAGTTAGATAGTATAATAACAAGAGTAGGGGAAGACTCTAAGATTTTGTTCTGTGGTGACATCACTCAGACAGATCTAACAAGAGAGCACGAGAAGTCTAAGATATCAGACTTCATACAAATCCTTCAGGAAATGAAGGACTTTGCTTGCATTGAGTTTGGCATAGATGACATCGTAAGATCTGGTCTAGTCAAACAATACCTTATCACAAAATATAATCTAGGTTTCTAATGAGTTTTACCTTTGTTGATGATCCTATCGTACCGATAGATGTTGAACCAGTATCAGAAGATGGAGTAAGGTTCTACCCTATTCCTGGTGCTGATAAATACTATCCGAGTGTTACCTCAATCACATCGTTTCAGAACGCCAAATTCTTCGCAGCATGGAGAAAGAAAGTAGGTGAGTTGGAGGCTAATCAAATTACTGCTAGAGCAACACAAAGGGGTACTGCATTCCACAGTATTACTGAGGATTATATCAAAGATAAATTAAATCTTGAGAAGTACTTGGAAAATAATCCATTATCTGTTAGAATGTTTCAGTCGGCCAAGACTACTCTTGATCGCATTGATAACATACACTGTTTGGAAACTTTCCTATACTCACATTACCTCGGACTCGCTGGTCGTGTAGACTGCATTGCAGAGTTTGATGGTGAGTTAGCAGTAATTGATTTTAAAACCTCAACTAAAGAAAAGAAAGAGGACTGGGTTGAACATTACTTTGTTCAAGAGACTGCATACGCAGCGATGTTCCTCGAACTCACAGGTATTGAGGTAAAGAAAATTGTCACACTCATTGCGGTTGAAGACGGGTCTGTACAAGTATTTCAGAAGTACAATCTTGATGACTATCTACAACTA